GGCTCATTGTCGAATATGAACACCACATTCGATTTCTTGATCTTTTCTGGAAGTGTCTCAATCCATCCTGCACCTTGGAGTGCAACTCCGTTCGGCAGGAACATCGAATCAATCGGCCCTTCGGTTACATATACCGTAGAGCGGGGATCTACCTTATCTAGGTTATACCAAAGACGCTCGCAACCTTGTTGTTTGAGCGTGATATAGCGGATTGCATTCTCGCTGAACGCTCGTCCCTGCACACCCAAAAGCTCTCCGCTTTCGTCGTAGAAGGGAATAACAAGCCGTTCCTCCGTCTTGCCATCCCGATCAAAGGATCGCATGATCTTGCCAAAATCAGCAGTGTAATAAAAGTTGCTATACTTTTCTTTCGGAATGAATCTAGATTGAACATATTTTATCGCCTTATGGTCTGCGTTGAGCAGATCCAGTCTTGTCCCGAGTTCTGTAAATACAGGCTGACGCTTCTCGGGCTTGGCCTCTTCTTCCAAGACTGGATTTTTTTCTTTGTAAACTTCGAATGCGTATTCCTTGCAGAGAGATGGGCTGACACTTTCAAGTACAGAATATAGATTGCAAGCAACGCCGCAATTGTGACATTTGTATACATAATTTCCTTTGTGCTCGAAGAAGTATCCCCTTGTCTTGGACTTGTTCTTCTGCGAGTCGCCACATTTGAAACATCTGCATGTGGCTAAAGTATCCTTCTTCCACTTAAACTTCTCAAGTGAACCTGACAGAAGATTTACATACTTCTTGTCAATGTATAGCATTATTTAGCGCCTTCGAAGGTCCAGTTGATGGCCTTGTTCTTCTTCTTTCCGAACTGTGGGTTGAATGCCTGACCATCCGAACCTGATCCAAATGCTTCCTCATCGGTATTGTTTGCGTTGATGAGGTTGTTGTTTGTATTGTCAACATCGAAGAACTTCATCTTGGACTTGTTGACTCCGACCAAGAACTTTCTGTTCTTTGTTAGGTCATTGCCACGGTTCTTCAACTGCTTCACCATCAGATGACCACCTTCTGCAAGTTCTTCATTCTCAATGAGAGCAAAGAAAAAGTCTGCAGTCTGAGGCAAGCCAAAGCTTTCCGAGGTATCGGTCATCTCCATATCGCTGCTCTTTGCACCTTCGCGGTTTACCTGAGTAGCTGTCCACAGTGGAACGTTGAACTGCTTGGCAAGACCACGAAGCTCTTCTGCGATACCCTTGACGTAGGTGTAGCTGTTCATGCCGTTGCCCAACTTGAAACGGGCACATGAGCAGATGTTCAGATAGTCAACAAAGATTACATCTGGAGTAAACTTCTTCTTGATCTTCAACTCTTCCATCAGGTTGCGGAAGTGGGTGACGTTTGCTGCTGCCGTGGGATACTCCTTGATGATGAGCTTTCCACGACATGTCTTCTTTAGGTTTTCAACCTTGCTCTCGTACTTGGTAAGAGGCATCTGCTCAAGGACATGCATCTCGGTATCAAGCAAATTTGCATCGATACGCTTTGCAATTTCCTCTTCAGCCATCTCAAGGGTGATGTAAAGAACATTCAGATTCTGTGAAAGACATGCTGCTGCATGGTGGCAGAGGAATGCACTCTTACCAACACCGGACGCTGCCATAACGACGTTCAAGGTCTTTTTGCGGGTTCCGCCACGGGTAATGAGATTAAACATCTCCAAGTCAAATGGAACCTTCTCTTCCACTCTGTGGTAATACTCATACCGCTCGTCAACGTCTTCTAGGAAGTCGTGGCCGACTCGGGTATCAAAAGACACGGACAGTGCCTTGGACATGATCTCGGGAATAGCATTCTGAGTCTGTTCCTTGTCCTTGCCTTCAATGATACCAATCGAAGCCATGATACCGTTATAGATGGCCTTTTCCTTGCAGAACTTTTCGGTGTTCTCAACGAGCCAAATGGTATCGGACTTCTCTCCCTCCTTGTACATTTCATCAGAGATAGAAACGCACTTCTTGAATTCAACCTCGCCAAGGCCCTTCTCATTCTCCAGCGAGATAAGAATGGCATCCTTGGTGGGAATATTGTTATACTTCAGGATAAACTTGCTGACGATGTTGAACACCGTCTTCTCGGCTTTATCGTGGAAGTACTCTTCCTGAAGGAACGGAACGACCTTTCTTGCGTACTCTTCATTGAGCACCAAGTTCTTTAGAATGACTGTTTCCATATTTTTATCTTATCACAGAGTATAAACAAGTCCACCATTAATCCTGGTGAACATCATCCTCAAGATCAGAAGGTTCCTTTTGTGTTATTTCCATTGCATTTTTTTCAACAATGTCCACAAATATCTCACCAACAGTTTGAGTAAAATTTGCATCCTGTTGGTTGAACCCTTCGGGGCCTTCGACCATTGTAATATCCATATTAACCTTTAGGTTTTCGCCTTCGACTTCTTCCAATGAAATCTTTCCGTACTTGTAAACAATACCCGCAAACTGCCCTTCCATGATACGGATAGGGCAGGTGTCATGACCGACCATCATTTCATCTATAAACTTATATTCAGGTACCTTGGCCATACTTAAAGTCCTTTTGAATCTCTTCGTCCAACTTAGTTAGGATATCTTTAGTAAAATACTTTTCTGGCTCTTCATCGATATTCTTCTCGAACGCTTTGGTTCCATCCGGCAATTCGATTCGAGTCGATACCTTCTTGAAGATGTTGTACTTCAGTGCAAGGTCAGTTAAACCATAATATCTGCTTAGACCCGAGGTATAGTTCAGGCGAGTCTCAACATTCATGTTTTCCTTGACGAAACGGTTCTTGTAGTTGGTGCACTTGATAAAGTTTCCGACAACACCTTCCTCGGTCTTGTCCTTGCTCTTGGAAAGAGTAAGAATGTTGCTTGCTGCATACTTGAGACCAATACCACCGCCAAGTTCCTTTGTGGGAACATATGCACCAATTACCTGATATGTGTGATTGGTGAGAAGCATTGGAATCTTTGCCTTGCCGAGCTTCAGAGTGAGAACGCGGAAGGTCGCCTTAGTCTGCTGCGCCTTGGTCATATCACGGACATTCTTGCCTTCTGCAGAATCGTTCATTTCCTTCTCGGTAGACAACATGCCGAGAGAATCCAAAATCATGAACACTGGCTTACGATCTTCTTCAGGCTGCTCTAGAATGTCATTGACAATTTTGAGAGCCTGAGTCTTGAATTCCTCAATGGTTGCAACGGGGATCACAGCTACTCGCTCAGGATCAACGCCACGGGCAGTGAACATGTCCGATGTCACTGCTTGCTCCGTGTCAAAGTAGACAACTACGCCGTCTTTGTGATCCTTGAGGAACTGGCCTGCGATACCAATTGCATAGAAGGTCTTGCCAGTTGCAGGATCTCCCGCCAAGCAGGAGATCTTGTTGTTTGGCAGACCGCCAAAGATCGAACCAGACAGCAATGCATTCAGTGCATATGAGCCCGTGTCAATAAACCCAGTAACGTCAGCACCATCGATGCCATCAGATACTAGGGTTGCGTCAGGATTGTTTATTTTGCTTATCAGTGTTTTTAGATACTTCGACATTCTTTTCTTTCTTTTCCATGAGCCGATAGGCTTCGTCTGTTTGATATTCTGCCATCGAAAGGTGATCTTGCAAAGAATGCACGATATGCATTATTCTGTCCCTGACAGCCATCATCTTGTCAAAAACACCCATTGTTGGTCCCGTAAACCAATCTTCATTTTTTTTCTGTAGAGTACCATAATACTCAGAGAGCGTTTGATGCTCCATTAGCAGCATGTGTACAGGCATGCCTGCTATACGATTCTTCAACTCTTGCAACGATTCCTGTGGAATCTGGTCGTATTGATTGTAACGAATAAGTTTGCTGTTCTTTCTAACTTTTTTCTTTGGCATAGAATTACTCGTCAAACCAACGGGGATCAATGAGAGAAACAAGGAGCATACAGGAACCGAGTTCCCAGCCACCAAGCGTAAACGCCACAAGCGTAACAGCACCCATCAACAAACGTTGAAGATGCTCAAAGTACTCAGAGATCTTAAAATTGCGCTTGAGAGAATCCTTGATATAAGTAATAACCTTTTTAATCATTTTGTTTTCACCTTTCTTACAGTAATTATAGCACCAGCGTAGTTGTCTGCAACTACTGATTCATCAATTTCTATGTTTTCGATGATTACATTATTGCCAGTGTCAAGAAATCTATCGCCAACCATAAGGCATGGGCCACCTTCAAAATCAAATAGCCCATCGCCGTGCCGAGTATACAGAGACCTACCTTCGATTCTGTAACGTCCGTCTTCAAGAAGCGTGATAATTCGTTCATCACCATATCTAGATTTAAGTTTCTTTACCATATCTTAACACTCCTGATTAACTGCTTTAAGCATTTCGATCTCTTCTTTGAGATCCTTCAACTCTTCCTCAAGCTGAGAAATGTGCTGATTTTTTTCTTCAAGCTCTTTGGAGAGATTTTTAATTTTTACGGCATCTGATGGGTTGGTGTTTTCTGCATAAAGATGCCCATAAGTATTTTCTTTAAAATAAATATTTGAAGGATTGCCATATCCGGTATTGGGCTTATTCCCCAATTTAGAATTCAAAAAAGTATTCATTTTTTTACTCCAGCGTTGTGCATCGCTTGTAATTTTTATAAGATTGATCAACAGTCTTTCGGGATCTGCTGCAGCTGCATTATAATCAAGAATGTTTATATCAAAAAATTCAAGAAATTCTTTTGAAAATTCTTCACTCATTACAACTGGTGGAACAACACCAAGTTTATTTTCTGGGACTACCTTAACCGTAATTTTTACAGCCCAGGCGTAATCAAAATATTCAATGTAAACCTCAAGAAAATCAACTCCATCATAAATCATCTTGGAAACATTGCTTACGCTGATACGCTCCCAATCAATTATATAACCGGTTTTACTTTTCTTAAAGATCATGGTACCAATATAACTCATCCAAAGAAGGATTCAAGTGTGACTTGCTGATTTATCGACCACCCGATAGCCTGAAGAACGTTGTCAAGCGGTTCACCGAAAGTCTTGTCAAACTGCTTCTTCCGGTCGATGTACTTTTCCAACTGAAACTGCTCTGGTGGCTTACCGATGAATCCGATGACTGCGTCTCGTCCTCCCAATCCGTAAGGATTGGGTACCTTTACGAAGACAAACTTCATCTTGTCGTTCTCTTTGATCGCAGGGATATCCTTGTCAAGTTTTAGTTTCTTGACATACGCATTGTGCAGCAATGCTGCCTTAGTTGCAATCGGAGTTCCTGACTTGTAGATGTCGGATACATCAATGTACTTTCCCATACCCTTGACTCCGCGAGGAGACGCAACATCTTCGATGGGCAAATTCATAAATGCATCATAGAATTCATCGACGTATGCGCGAAGCTCCTCGGGAGTCTTGGTCAGAATGATCTTGATACAGTCCTTGAGTTTGGAACGCACGACTGCGGGAGTGCTGCTTCTTGCAGTCTCAAGACCCATGATCTTCAGTTTTGGATCAGCAAACCTAACACCCTCAAGATCTTGCATGAGGAGTGCATAACGCTTCTTGGCAATAAACATTCCAGCAGAGGCAATCGCCTCACGCTTGAAGAAGATCTTGTTCTCGGGACAACCTAGAGTGGATGCCAATAGTTCCATTTCCTTCTTGAACTGCGGTTGAATCTTGTGCTCACAGACTTCATGAATGAACTGCGTAACGTCTGGGATTTCTGTCTTTGCAGAAACCTTTTCAACAACAGCATTGAGATTCAGATACACCGAGTCAGTATCCACCGCCAACACATAGTCCTTGTCATCCTTTGTAAGGTGCTGGATATAGTCGTTCATGGCCATCTCTGCCTTGCGAATGATTACCTGACCCGTTACGGTCACGGCAGTAGCAAGTTCTGGAGATGAGTAGACGAAGGCAGGATTTCCAAGGCAACCATAGAGGCTGTTTGCAAGAATCTTCTTGACTGACTGGCGGATCTTCAGTGCTGCGATACGAGGAAGCAGATCCTTGTTCTTTGTCTTCTCGTATTCCTTTTCCAACTCAATCATCTTATTTTTTGCTTCCTTTCGCTGATTGAAAGTTCTTTCAATCAGAATAGGGATGAAGCCCTTGAGTTGAGTGGTAAAAGCAGATCCGTTGCAAGCAAGCGAACTTTTGTTTCCGATTGCTTCCTTGACCAAATCGGGAATATCTTTTCTCTGGCTTCGAAGGAAATCATCTGCATTCAAAGACGAATCCTTGTGTACACAAGTCTCCGGTGAGATGTTCCACTGCATGATGATGCTGGGATACAGACTGGTCGCATCGAAGCTGACAACATTCTTGTACAGTCCGGGAGTAACTTCCTTAACATATGCCCCGACAAACTGATCATCCTTTGCGTAACTGCGCTTCAGTGGCGGAACAATATTCTTTTGTGCAAGATAGTCGCAGCAAATGGTCTCCCAAATGCGGGTGGCAAAGAAAACCGTATCGTAGGTGATCTTTGCTTCGTATGCAATAGACACTGCCAAGTCAATCAGTTTGAGCTTATCGTCAAGTCGCTCAACCAGGATAGCGTCTTGGACGTTATACTCCGCAAACTTTTGAAAGTTCTGGCGATAAAACTCACGCATCGACCCATATTCGCTGTAATCCAGTTTCTGTGCATCGAGTTCCACCTTTGCTATGTTTTGCAGGGCGTAACTTTCCTGACTGGTTCCGGAAAACTTCTTATATAGATCCATGTAATCCAAGATCGTGTAACCGGGGAACTCATAGATCTTGTAGTTCTTCCCACCGATGTCCGTTTCACGCATCTTGAGGAAGCCGAACGGAAGCCAACTCTGTATTTCCTTCTCCTCGAAGTAAAGCAGTGCCCTACCCATTATGTAGGGAATATCGAACAACTTAATATTCCATCCGGTAAGGATATCTGCTCCCTCTTTAGCAAGGATATCGAAGGTCTTTTTGAGAAGTTCCTTCTCGTTGGCCACCATGTGCACTTTGCAGTCTGGCAGCGTGATTGGAGTAAAACTGATGACATGTGTCACACCGGAGATGCGAATACTCATCAGGTTGACTCTCTCGTTAGGAGAATCTAGATCTGGGAATCCGTTTTCGGATTCACATTCCAAGTCTAGGTATGCGACCTTGATCTGGGAAAGATCGTATTCCACCTCAGACGGATAAGTCTCCATGAGGTATTGAGTAATGAAATCAGTGTTGCCATAGATCGGACAATCCTCCAGTTCTCTGTACTGGTCAATAAACTCCCTGCAGTCATAAAGGCTGTCAAAGATCATCCGCTTTACCTTGACCCCGTTAAGAGTCCGGTACTTAGAATCCTTTTCTGAGCGAATGTACATGGATGGCTTAAACACAATGGAGTCGGTAAACCGTTCTCCATTGCGATAGCCACGAACCAGTACTTTGTTGCCCTTTAGGGCGCAGGCAGTGTAAAATTTCATTAAATCTTCCGATTGTCTTTATCAGCCAACAAACCGTGCAATAGTATCATATAATTAATCACATCCAAGATACTGTCTTCTACGGTTTCATTGCTGACCTTCAATTCGCCCTTCTTCAGGAATGTGGAAATACGGGAAACCTTGTCCACAACCCGGAGCATTAGGCCCTCTTCGGCTGTAGCAAAGCCCAGAATCTCTCCGCGCTTAAAATTGGCAAAAGGATCGGTTCCCGATGCGTAATCGGCGGATTTGTGACGCATTATAATTAATGCACGGTTGCAAATTTCTTGGTGTAAAGCAAATAATTCGTCTCTAGTCATGCAGACATTATAAGACATAATAGGGGGGTGTCAAGAATCTAAATATTAAGACACGGAGATTTTTAATGTCATTTGGATTCCTAGAAGTACCGAAAACCGTAGAAAGCATTGCATGGTGGGTTGCAGGAGTGCTCGGATTAAGCCTCGGAGTCCACAGATTTTGGAAATCCAAAACAAAAACTGACAATTTTATCTTAATTCATAGTGAGATCAATGAACGACTCACCGAACTTAGAGTTTCTTCAAATTCCATGAGAGCCAGCGTAATGCAGTTTCATAATGGCGAATATTATATGGATGGAATCTCTATGAGAAAGTTTTCAGTTTCTCACGAATCTTCTCATAAAGGCTACACCTCTCAGGCACTAAAATTTAAGAATACTTTGTGTTCTCTTTTTATCCCACTTGTTACCAAAGTTTTGGAAAATCGCCCATTAATATATGCCGTAGAAGCTTTGCCGGAAAATAGCTTTACCAAGCATTTCTTTGAAGACGAATTCATTTCACACTTTGCATGTTTGCCACTGAAGAATAAAAATATTAACGTTGGATTTATTCTTGTTCAATGGCACAAAGACTATGCCCCAGATCTTGTTCAAGAACAAAATTTGATGACGCACTTTGAAGAGGTTCGTGGATCGATAGAATTGCAACTTTCATACCAAAAGAATTGAGGTAATATGCCGACAGAACTTATATCATTGCTCGGTGGTGGAGTAACGGGATTTTTATTCCGTTATTGGGCACAGAGAGCCCAAGATCAAAAAGACATGTTCAAGATGGCCATAGAAGCCAACAAGCAAACTACAGACAACCAGGACAAAGCAGCTCAAAGAGTTCCTTTGGATGTTGGTAAGGGAGTAAGACAAGTTATTGTTCTAGCCTGTTTATTTGCAGTGGTCGCCGCACCCTTTGTTCTGCCCTTTTTCGGAATCTCAACGTTTGCAGAATTTACTCAAAAGCAACCAGAAAGTTTCTTTGGTTTAGTACCAGAGACAACCCGAAAGTATTTTGTAGAGATTCCCGGTTATTTGTTTGCTGAAGAGAATCGTCAAGTTCTGTTGGCCGTTGTTGGCTTCTACTTTGGCACAGCCGCAGGAGGAAATAAATCATGAAATACCTTTTACCTCTGCTTTTACTAGCTTCCTGCACGACACCTCAGATTATTTCTCCATTGGACAAACAAGGCAATGCAGTGCATAGCGTATTAAAAGAACCTTTCTTCGGAGCACCGAATCAAAGTTCTGAATGGAGTTTTTGGTATGTCGTAATATGCCTCATTACTTTTTATGCCGTATGGAAGGAATTCAAATCCGTTCGCTGGCCTAAGAAGAAATCAGGATCTTCCGGTACTTCCGAAACCACCGATTCTATCTGATTTCTGTTCTGGTTTGTCGTATGTCTCCATGAGCTTCATCTGCTCATACTTGACAACCTCGGCCTGAGCAATCCTGTCCCTGTCATAGATACGAATAGCCTCTTGCGTATTCGTGTTCATCATGATGACCTTGGTTTCGTGGGTATAGTCTTCGTCTACGACTCCTTCGCAGTTTGCAAGAGTAAGACCAAACTTTAGAGCCATTCCGGAACGCGGATGGAGCCTAATAGAGTAACCCGAAGGAATATCAAAAGTAATTCCAGTGCGAATCAGAGCACGTTCACCGGGAAGCAGAAGGATGCAGTTTCCCTTTCCGCTCTCAAAGGAAGGGATAACATCCACAAACTCCTTGCCAGAGTAGACCCTAACTTTCTCATTATCTGGAATATATGCAGCAAGATCAAAGCATGCGGCAAGCTGGGTTTGATAATTGGGGTCTACGACGTTTGGATCTGCCTTGTGGTAGTTTAGGTACATAACCACAGTATATCGATCAATGAATTATTGTCAAGTAATTTCCATTACAGATACAACAACATGTGTACTGAAAGTATATCCAGCAGTCAATCTAAGAGTATCATTTCTTTCCATAACTAAAGTATTGTCTAGTATTTGAATGCTGCTTCCAATGGGAAGCGGAGCCCCATTAATTAAAAAGAAAGCAGTAGAGCCACCCTTTAACAATTCAACTGCAAATAGATTAGAAAATGCCGTGCTCCCATTTGCCACATTTATTGAATTTACTAGTGCATAGCCGCCTGCTACCGTAACACCAGCGTAAATACTGGTTGCTGCTGTTGTACCTATTGTAGTTCCTATTGATTTATATGTTTCTGGCATATTTAACCTTTATGTTTCTTGTGCTGGTGGTATATTATATATGGGTCTAAATTCTGGATAAAAAATTAGTGGATCGATGTCATCGTATGGGTAAATTGGCTCCACTCGGCAATCAATCATATTAAATTCTTTTCTTGCCAATTCAATATCGTCAAACCAATACCATTGATTTACTGGATACACATATTCATCTTTGTTTGTCGGAAACAAATTTTCATTTTCAACTTCTCTTGCAAATATTAAACATAAATTATTTTTTTTGTAAAATCCCGACGTTTTATTTGTCAAATTAAAAATCATATTACGGCCCACCCCTTTCCTATCGCAGTAGTTCTATTGCTAGCAGTATAACCCCAGTTTCCAGATACAGTCAATGTTCTTGCATTTGATCCAGATAAACCGACTGTTGCTAAATTTGTATAAATTTCATTCAATGCTGTTGGCCCAAGAACATTATTTGCCAAAGAAAAGCTAAATGATGCTCCAATCAAACCAACTGATGATAAGGTTTGTGTTCCATTAAACATACTTGTAGACGTTGCCACATTTCCTAATGTGATACCAGGTATAGTTTTAAGAGACTGACATGATTGGAACATAAAAGAAGTATTTGTAACAGCTGACATATTAGATATAACTGGTGCCGAAATCAAAGAAGAACAATTATCAAACATATAAGAAGTATTAGTCAAAGAAGAACTGGTATTAAATTGCGGAACATATTTTAAAAGCGCAGAAAATCTTGCAAAAAATGATAAATCAGTAGCATTTGAATAGTTGTATGCCGGTATTGTTTCTACATTAGAACTATTGATCATACCTTGAAAATTTGTTCCATTTGAGGTGTTTATTGTTGGTAAATTTGTCAAGGAAGTATTTGAAAACATATATGAAAAATTTGTACCACTCGCCCCAGCAAAACTATCTTGAATTTTTAACAAATTTCTGGTAGTGGCAAACATACTACTAAAATTAGTACATCGTGTCGTATCTAAAAAAGGAACTTCATCTATGGAACTGCATCCGCTAAATGTTGAACTGAAAGAGGTAACGTTTTGCGTATTTATCAGTGCCGGAATTCTTTTTAGTTGCTTGCATTCAATGAACGTTCCTTCTACGCTAGTGCAATTGGACAAATTAAATGCATCAACTGGTATTTTTTTTAAATTGGAGCAGATATAAAATAAATATGCAATATTAGTAGCTCTTCTTATTCCATCAAATATAGATGCCGGAAGTTCTTGCAATGAATAACAAGTATGAAAAATAGATTGCCAAGACACCGATCCCATAGTTGATGTGGATGGAAATGCTACTATTTTTTTAAGTGAAAAGCTACTGATAAAATTAAACGACGTTAGTGCTGATTGCCCAACAAATTCAAATAATTCTAGCATTCTATTTGAGATGCTGTTGAAAAACCATTTACTGACAACCAGTGTTGTAAGATTTGGGGCAGACATCCGAATATCCAACCACTGACTGGAATGCAGAGCATTCAATCCAGTTATTCCGGTTGGAGTTGCACAAAAATCTACAGTTGTAAAAGTATTTCCAGTCTGTGGTGTAATTCTTATTAATGTAGTTTTATAGTTATTTCCTCGGCTGGCGACAACGCTTGAAGTTAGTCCCGCATAAGTTGTCTGATCGTATCTTTTAGTTGCAACAGCATTGGAAGCAAATGCTCCTGTAGTTCCGTCGCCCCAATCTACATTGTACGCACCTTGAATTTGAACAGCGCAGATGTTTGATTCGTTGTTAAATACAGCAAATAAACCGGCAATTTGCTGACTTCCTGCAGTAACCGAAGGTAATGCTGGCCATTCAATTGGTCTTTGATAATTAGGTCCCGGTATTGAAAAAGTATTCGCAGTATTTCCAAAAGACCAGTAAGGAAGTTCTCTGACGCCCGTATTATAAATTTTATTTGCTGTTATTCGACCACTATTTTGATTTGTCGTTTCATCTATACCAATATATCCGTTGTTTCCAGAATTTCTTCTTTTCATAGGAACCAGCTCCTAGCATTATTTGTAACTCTAATAGAATTTGAAGTTTCTGTAAATGTTGCTGCTTGGATATTTCCACTAAAGGTACCACCAGACGCACTAACTCCACTGGAAGCATTCAAAAGACCGTAAATTGTAGCAGAGGTTTGTGTAGTTGCGCCAATTACTGCTGTATTTGAACCTAAGCCAACAGCATTTGCACCTATTACAATTTCGTTTGAAGATGTGGTGTTTCCAGATGCTGCCAAATATCCAATCAATACCGAGTTTGTTGAACTTTGCAATGTAGCACCAGCCGTACCTGCAAATTCTCCAGCCTGCGCACCTATCGCAGTATTATTACTTCCAGTTGCATTATTATAAAGTGCTCTGCGACCAATTAAAGTATTCAAAGCACCAGTTGTATTTCTAAATCCTACCTCTGCTCCAATTGCAGTATTTCTGCTGGTAGTGTTTGTATTGAATAAACTGTTCCAACCAATAGAAATATTTTCAGTCAGTGCATTTGCAGATCCAAAGCCCGGACCAAGCGCCTGATGACCAATTGCAATATTATCACTACCAGTATTATTGCGAATTAGCGCAAATGTTCCAATTGCAACGTTTTCAATTCCTGTAGTGTTGGCAGAAAGAGAAGAAGTTCCTATCGCCATATTATAGGAAGCAGTTGTTGAATTTTGCAGGGCACTTGCACCTATTGCAATGTTATATTCTGCTAAACCAACACCAGCAGTTGCAGAATTTAAATTTAATAGTGCACTAGTACCAATTGCAGTATTCACTCTACCCCTAGTATTAGCCCTGAGTGCACCTTCTCCTATACCAACATTTCCATCACCCGTACTGTTGTCTCTTAAAGCACTCCCACCTATTGCGATATTATTAAAACCGGTTACACCGGAATTATACGCAGTAATCCCAATTGCAATGTTAGTACTTATATTAGAAGTACCTCTGCCTATTCTTAAACCATTTACGTTTATATCCGAATTAAATGTTCCCCCAGAAGCACT